TATGCTTTAATAGACAAAAGAAAACCCACACTGGGTGGGTTGGATGATAATAAATCGTTAAAATTTATTTATTGTTTAGTACCTTTGCCTTAGCTTCCCTTGATTCTTTACGTGCTTTAAGAGTTTTTTCCAACATTGAGATTTCTCTTAAATCACTCCAAGCCAAAAAAAAGCTAACAATTGAAGAAAGCCCGATTGATAGGATTAAAGCCAACAAATGCTTTTCAGTAAGTAAATTTATTGAATTTAGGACAAATATACTAAAAACAATAACAATAAAAAGAATAGCTACATATAAGGACGACTTACTTCGTATATCTACTGTTGAAGTTAATCTGTCTCTCTCAGACTGACTTAATCCATCAAGTTTGAGTGCATCTAGCATGCCCTTATAGGCTAAATAAATTTGACTTAAGGGCAAAAGCAAAACAAACGAAAATTGGGTTAAGCTAATACTGATATTTAAATCCAAATATCTGAAAGATATTGAAAAAATGACAAAAAAGGCTACTAACACTAGCGCAATAAATCTAGCATTGTTATAGAACGGTAAGTAGCGTTTAGCCATATTTAATCGCCAAAATTAATATTGGTGGTCATCCAATTATACAACTGAACTTTAAGCCCATCGTTATAAACTTTATTATTAATCGTTTCAACGGAAATCTTTCCACTCATTTTTAAATTATCAGCAGTAACCTTTGTTCCATCTTCTAGAGTAATAACATAGTCATCATTATGTCTCATAGATGAAGCTACTGTATCAATAACTTTTTGTCCGCTTTTTGATGTGCGCCGGTTATAAGTTAGAGTTAATTTCAGCTTAAGATTAGCATCATCCAACCCACCGTGGTGGTGGGTTCGAAGGGGGGATTAGTTGTAATTTTGAGGAAGTTCCCATAATGCTTCTGTCTTTAGACGCAATTTTTTTTGATTTTCCTTGAGACTATTCTCAATTTCCTTTATTAGTTTATGTTGTTTTACTATTTGATCTTTAACCTCTTCAGGAGGATTCGGGATCTCAATATTCAAAAACATTTCATCAGGAATACTGCGTCGTCTCTCTACACTGCCTTGCATTTTACTTTTGTATATTTTTCTTAGAGAATTAGATCTCAAAATCAAATCCAAATATTCTACATTAACTTCTCGTTTTAATCTAAAGATTTTGTATGCTGGGCTTACGGCAGCAGCATCGTAATATTTTTGAAATCCTAGAACACCTTCATCTATAGGGAACCCCATTACAAGTTCATTTTTAAAAACCTTTTTATACCCAGAAATATCAGAACTTGCGACTCGTTTTTTAAATTTCTCATGCTGATCAATTAAGCCATGTTCCATAGTGATACTCATAATAGGTATATTTGTATCCTCTCCCACTTTGACTTTGCCAGACAAGGATAGGAGTTCTTTTAGTTTTATAGTTGGGAATTTTGATTTTATATGTGAATTACTATAGTGAGCATAATTATAAATATAATCATTGCTTCTGATTAATTCTGGATTAACTTTTAAGAAACCTAATTCATTATAATATTTATCAAAGTCGCTCTTATTTAAATCAGCAAAATCTAAATTTTTTAAATCATTTTCGTCAATTTTTCTACGGAAAGAATCTAAACTTAGGCCATCATTTGTCACATTGTAGTAAAAAACGTCAGAATTTGTTCTACCATTATGACAGTTGGTAAAGTAGAGTATATTGGTTTTAACTTTTGCATATGGCAGAAAAACTTCTTTTGGAAGTGAAACTACTGCTTTTAGTTGGGCGTTTTCAAATAAATACTTCCTTACTGGAGCTAAAGCGGCTTTAAAAAGAAAGCCTTCAGGTACTACTAATGCCATTCGCCCTCCTTTTTTTGTTGCTTTAAAGCAATGTAGAACACATACTCCATCACCATCGTTTTTAGCTAACTTATTCTCATATAAGTGAGAATAAGAAGTTTTTTGAGAAAATGGCATGTTGGTTATAACCACATCATATTCAGATTCAATAGGGTTTTGAAGTGTGTCTATCTGGCAAATTCCACTATGCCCATCCCCATGCAGAATCATATTCATTTTTGCGAGTTTTGCATTTGAGGTAATTTCTCTTCCAAAAATAGTATTATGTTTAAGCTTGATTTCTTCACTACTATTGTTTGCAATTAAAGTGTTATCTTTTATATGATCAAATGCCTCTGTTAAAAAACCACCTGTCCCACAAAAAGGGTCATAGATCTTTTCACCATATTTAGGGTTGACTAAGTTAACAATGGTTTTAGTTATGTGACGTGGAGTAAAATATTCTCCTAAGTCATTATTAGTTGCTGTAGCTTGCTGTAAGAAATACTCAAAAGCATCTCCTTTAATATCGGTATCTATTGATGAGAGTTTTAACTTATCCAACTCTTTGATCATCTCTTTAACAGCAACAGGGTTGGTTAGCTGTAAATTTGTAAAAACAGAAGCACCATATTGTCTATCAATATCTTGTAGTATGTTATTAGTTGTATTAATTAGCAAATCATTATCGAGACTTTTGAGAGAATTCCAAATACCTGTATTAGCATTCTCTGTATACAATTTTAAAAAAAGAATGTTTGCAAATTCTGAAAGCCTTTCTATACCAGCTCTTAAACCTTCACCTCTTAGTGAGTTATTTAACTTCTTGAAAACATTAATTAACTCTTTGCGAGAGACTAAAATTTCTTTAGGTGTAATATAAATACCATTTGTTTCCTGCAATATGAACTCTTTAGCTTCATTTACTCTTATTAATTCATTAACCTCATTTTCATCAATAAATAATGGTTTTTGGGTATACAAATGCCGTGTTTCGCAGAAACCATTATTCATTGCAAATATCAAAGGTGCATCAAGCATTTCAGCATATTCGGTTGCCTGATCCAGTGCTTTTGTTAAGCTTTTTCCACCTGATTTCGTTTCAATTACACCGATTGGCCGCTTATTTTGTGAATCGAAAAGAACATAATCGGGTCTTTTTTTACTTTTCTTGAGAAACTCATTATTAACAATTCTTAAGATATCTGATTCAAAAAAGACATTTTTGTTTGGATCTTGAATGTCCAAGATCCAGCCCTTGTTAATCAAATTATTGTTAACAATAAAACGTGTATCTTGCTCAATATTAGACATATTGCATAATCCCAATATCTACTATAAAAACTATTGGCAATCTACACATTACACACTAAAACATCAATAAATATTACTATCTAATAAGTGATATACCCCACATTTAAAAGACTGTACCGGGTTCACAGTTTATTAATCTTTTGTGTTATTAATTTTCTGGCCTAGCTTTCCTTCTTTTACCAACTGCACGACCTGCTCATTAGTAAGCACAGGAATAAAGACTTTGTCGCCAATATCTTTGGAAAGAATCTTCACTTCTTCGGCTGTTAGCACCAAAGCTTCACCATGTTTCGCAGCATCATTGATGCGAGCAATAATCTGATTGATTGGTAGTTTTGCGTTATCCAATTCCATTCTCCTTTTTTAACCTGCACGCCAAAATTGGCGACCCATAACTTTAAAATTCAATCCATTTTGCTCCGTGACTTCACGATCTCTGTATTTAGGATTTAGGCTGTGCAGAATCAGTTTCCCGCCTTCTTCCTTGAAAATCTGCTTAATCATGCCTTCACCCTCAAAGTAAACAGCATAAATTTGACCATCGATAATGTCGGTTTGGGATATATCAATGCCAACCAAATCCCCATCATCAATCTTGTCCGCCATGCTGTCGCCTTTAGCCTTGATGATGCGCATGCAATCAGGATGAACATTTTTTTGTTTAAAAAAACTAGGTGGGAATGGCTGTTTTCCATTGATCACATCAAAGTGAAACTCTATAGACTCTCCTGTGCCACAAGAAAAACTTGCCTCTACCACATCAATCCAGATAAATCCATCATCCCCACCATACTCAACTACTGACGGGCTTTGAATATCATTCACATCAAATGATGATTCATCTTTCTTGGATAGACCGTGCTTATCCATAAATTCTTGCATGTTGAAGTTGGTTAAATTTTGTTTTTTCTTCCCGTTTAGAAGCCATCCGGCATCAACTTCTAAAAGTTCGGCCAACTTATCCAAAGTCTCTTTGCCAATCTGTCCTTTTTTCCATTTAGAAGGCGCTTGAGGAGTCAGGCCAATCATTGTGGCAGCTTTAGACCATGATAATTTCTTTGCTTTCAGTGCTTCCTGAATGCGCTCAACCATTGTGCTCATAACTTTCATCGCGTGAAACCTTTGGTTAAATTTTCGTATAAAAAATATAAAATTGTAAGCAACCATAGGTTGAAAATAATTTTAACTCATGGTTTAATAAAAATATTAATTAGGTTTAAATAAGGTTTAAGATATGAATCCTATTCAACAAGCCATTGATGCTGTTGGTGGGCGAACCAATGCAGCGTCATTACTTGGGATATCCTACGTTGCTGTAAGAAAGATGGCAGAGAAAGGTGTATTGCCACGTACTGATTACACAGGTGAAACCAACTACGCACAGATTCTTGCTGAGCACAGTAACGGGAAAGTGACTCAAGAATGGCTACTCGATAAAGCAAATCCAAAACATTTAGCGGCATAAGGAAAGTTTTATGAGCCTTGAAAAAAATCTACGCATGTGCGTTTATCTCCCGAAATCCATGAACGAGCTAAAACACTCGCTTCTGTAAAAGAAAAAGACCTTGCCAGCTATTTGGCTTTCTTGCTTGAGAAAGAAATCGTAGGTGAGTGGCATGTCTTTAATTTACAAGCAAAAGCTTTTCAGCGCTTGGGATTAGGCGCTTTAGTACGGGATATCTCTACTGAAATCAGCTTCGATGAGGAACCAGAAGGGATTAACGGGGATTTAGATAAATAAAAAAGCCTGATTTCGTGGATCAGGCTCAATGTTCAATCGGAGAAGGACCAAATGAACTATCAAATATTAGCAGACATTGAACTAAATCGGAAGATTAGTTTATTTCAAAAAGCGGTTGAGGCTTATGCAATAGAACGCAGTTTAAAAAACTCGGTTGCTGTAGCTGAGGCTAAAAGTAACTTGGAGCGTCATTACTATGAATCCTACAGCTTTGCGGTTCATAAGGGAGTATGAGCATGAAGTTTATGAAGGTGCGAAATATGCACGCCAGTATGGTGATCTTCAAAGGCTTTACGATGCTTCAAGTGATGAATTCTTCATTGAAGAAATCAACGATGCTTATGAAGAGTTTAAGAGGAGCTTGGTATGACTAGTTTTATTTCTAATGCATTCCAGATTCCTAATGACCTAATAGATAACGGACATATGGCTAAGATGAAGGGTGCAGCTTTGCCTTGTTATCTTCTCATTGTTCGTAAAACGCGTGGCTGGAATAAACAAGCAGATAGCATCAGCCTATCTCAGTTTGTAAAAGCAACTGGATACAACAAGGATACTGTACAAAAAGGCCTATTAATTTTGGAAGAGATGGGTGTAATTATCCGCCTTGAAACTGACAAACAAATTAATGAATGGTCTCTAACTGACCAGATAATTACCACTGAAAACCATACTAAAAATTCGCCTAGCGAAAATTTAGCTATGCTAAAAAATAGTACGGAACCATACGAAAATTTAGTATCAAACCATACTAAAAATTCGCCACACAATAACAATAATAAAAACAAAGAAAAACAAGGGGTGGGTTACTCAGAAAACTTTGAGAAGTTCTGGTCTGCATATCCAACTTGTAAACGTAAATCAGACAAGTCTGGCACTTATAAAACTTTCACAAAGCATGAAGGAAGTTTTGCGATTGAAACACTTCTTTCAATTCTTGAAAAACAAAAATCTGATGTCTCTTGGACAAAGCAGGATGGTGAGTTCATTCCATCACCTAGCACTTGGTTAAACCAAAAACAATGGGAAAACGAGTATTGGTTTCAGGTCAACAGCTCTGTGGTAGCTCCTGATTTCTCTAATGCCCAATTGCAATATGGAGACTGGTAATGAGTACAAACATTCAAAATATGACAATTGAGCAGAGTGTGCTAGTCGCATTGATGACAGTGAGCCATTCCCTAGAGGTTGTCGCAAATGATCTTACCGAAGAACATTTTTACGCTGGTCGTCACAAGATTATTTACAAGGCAATTGTTGAGCTTGCTAATGCTGATAAGCCATATGACTCAGTATTTGTCTGCAAGCATCTACAAGAGCGAAATCTTCTCAATGACATTGGTGGAGAAGAGTATTTAATTGAACTTAACAGTGCAGTTGGTAGCGTACACCACCTGGAATATTTTGTTGCTGAGTTGAATAAACTTAAGCAGCATCGTGAAGTTGAAAATATTGGTCTCTCGATTGCAGAGTGCGCTAAAGATTTGACCATTACTGATGTTTACTTAGCTGCTGAGAATTTATTTAGTTCGTCTAGTAATTCAATTGAGCAAAAGCAAACAGGCTTTGATTTTAACCAAGCTTTAGAAAAGACACTTGAGCGATTTGAGAAAAAGATTGCCCAGAAGGAACAAAAGGGCTTCATAGGTGTCCAGTTCAATATTCCTCATCTTGATAACCTTCTTGGCACAATCGAGAAAGGACATTTTTGCGTAATTGGTGGTCGTCCGGGTAGTGGCAAGTCAACACTCGCGCAGATGTGTGCAATGCAAACTGCTAAGCGCTACAACATTCCTGTTTTATTTATCTCTGCTGAGATGGATACGCCAACCCTAACCAACCGCATGATCTCAGCATTAGGGCATATCCCATATAACAATCTGCACAATGGGGAAATTTATGACGGGATGTTTGAAAAGCTTACTGCCACGATAGCTCAGTTCCGCAACCTTCCAATTTTTATTGAAGAGAAGCAGAAGCCAACAATTTCTGAAATCCAAAGCTATGCGCGTAAAGCAAAACGCAAATACAAGGCTCTAGGCTGCATCATTGTGGACTACTTGGGCTTAATTCGTGACCCATCTAAAAAAGACCGTGTTCAGGAAGTTGCATCAATTAGCCGTGATTTAAAAGCCATGGCTAAAGAGTTTGATTGTCCAGTAATTGCATTGGCTCAACTTAACCGTGGAGCAGAAGGACACAAGCCAGTAGCAAGTGATCTTAAGGATTCTGGACAGATTGAACAGGATGCAGACCAAATCATCATGGTTCATCCAATCCTCGAAAAAGAGACTAATGCGCCAACTGGTGTAACCGAGTTAATTATTGCCAAAAACCGTCATGGCAAGCGTGGATCTGTGAATGTTCAAGACCGTTTAGATATTTGCCGTTTCGTTGGGATGTCATTCCCAGTGGAAGAGAGAGGTGCGGCGTGAATCCAAAACAAAGAGTAATCGCGTTCCAAAACATTTTTGACATTTTGTTGTTCGCAACGCATGCGACTGAGCCTTTCACAATGAAGGATTTACGTGACTATGTGTTAGATGCACCTAACAACACTATTCAATGCTATGTCCAAGAGCTAATCAAAAGTGGGTACCTAGAAAAAGATTCATATGCAACCTACAAGGCTACGCAATACGCAAAAGACATCCTGAATGTTAAAGGGGAGCTGAAAGCATGAACGAATTTGTAGATTACACCTCAATGATGAAGCTGCGCAGAGCGTACAACCTCGGTACTCGTAATGAAGAAACAAGAGCAGCAGCGAACCTCTATGAGAAATTAAGAAAGCTGAAAATGCTAGACCAGCTTAAGCAGGAAGCCATGACTAAACGTTACAAGGAGGCGGTATGAAAAGATTAAACGTACTGGTTGCTTGTGAATATTCTGGACGTGTTCGTGATGCTTTTTCAGCTTTAGGTCACAACGCTATGTCTAGTGACTTACTCCCAACAGAAGCACCAGGTAATCACTATCAAGGTGATGTTCGTGATGTGTTGTATGGAGGCTGGGATCTCATTGTTGCTCATCCTCCTTGCACCTTTCTATCTGTAGCTGGCAATCGTTGGTTTAACGTTGATAGGTATGGGGAGAAAGCAATTACCCGGATGAAAAATCGCGAGCAAGCAATTGCATTTTTCAATTTGTTTACTGATCTGGAGTGCGAAAAGGTAGCAATTGAGAATCCAATTGGATGCATGAGCAAAATCTATCAAAAGCCTTCACAAGTAATTCATCCCTACATGTTTGGTGATCCTGAGCGTAAAGCTACATGCTTATGGTTAAAGGGATTACCAGCTTTACAAGCAACCAATGTGGTTGAGCCAAATATTGTGAAGTACAAAAACGGCAAAGGGACGGATAGTCCTTGGCATTTAGACACGTTAAAGCTGCCAGCAGAAGAACGCAGAAAAGCGAGAAGCTTAACTTTTCAAGGCATTGCAGATGCTATGGCAATGCAATGGGGTGGAGACGTGCGTCATTTAGGTTTGAGGGAAGCGGTATGAAACCAGAACAGTTTATTCGTGAGTGCGAATCAATATACGGAGGCGGTGAATGAACACAATGGCGCAAAGCAAGCTGTTTGGTCTTGCTGAAAATAGAACGGATGTATGGTCAACGCCGCAAGATTTTTTCGAAAAATTGGATCGAGTATTTAACTTTGATTTAGACGTTTGTGCTCTGCCTGAAAATGCTAAATGTGAACGTTATTTTACACCTGAAATTGATGGTCTAAAGCAAGAGTGGACTGGGACATGCTGGATGAATCCACCTTACGGCAAAGAAATCATCGATTGGGTTGCTAAGGCAGCGGAAACAGCAAGTAAAGGGCATACGGTAGTTGCACTCGTTCCAGTAAGAACTGATGCCCGATGGTTTCAAGATTACTGCTTAGGAAGAGAAATTCATTTTATTCGTGGACGCTTAAAGTTTGGCGGTTCTAAAACGAATGCACCTTTTGGTTGCTGTGTTGTGGTGTTTAGACCAAGCCTGATAGACGTCAGTTGGGAGAAATCAGCATGACCAAATTCGAGTTTTTGGGATGGGGCTTACTCATTTCGTGTGTAACAGCAGTACTTTGCGGTGCGGTGGTTTTGTGGTGGTTGGCGCGTAAAGAGCTTGATGAGAAAGGAGCCAGCCATGAAAGCAACTAAATTGATTAGAGATAAAGGACTGCAATACGCGAAGGAAATCGTAGATTCAGCCCCTTCTAACGCAACTGAATGGAATGAGGGTTATGAGTTCCAATGTGGTCAAAGTGTAGAAATCAGCCCAGCAGATCGTGAGAAGTATTTTGTAGATTTGGTTGAGCTTAAACGTCTTGTGGAGTCGGTTGATTTGGTTGAATCATGGGGTGGCATTGAGGACTTAAAACTATATGACTTGTCTCATTGCAAAGATAAACCTGAATCTGCTGGATACAAGTTGCTTCATGCAATTGCTGATTACGAATCAATATACGGAGGCGGGGATGAGCAAACGAATTCTTAAGAAACTTAGCAAAAAGGCTAAAACCCTATTGATTCAATGTGGTGGATATTCTGAAAAATACTTTATGCCTGCTGATAGAGAAGACGCAACCATGTGTGGAGTCTTAAAAGGCACAGCTATGTTCTGGTCACAGTCGAGTTTTGAATATAACGAATGGGATTGTGAAGATGCTTTCAGCTTGTTGAGAGAATTTATCTTTTGGGAATTATCTGAATTTGATAGTGAGACAGGGGATGTTTTAAGAAGTCCTAAGTTTAAAAGCCGTGGAGATGTTCTGCGCATGGCAAAGCAATATGTTTTAAGGAGTCAGCCATGAGTGAGTTTAAAAAAAGGCGACATCCTAGTTAATCAAACGGCTGTTAATTCAGGTCTTGTTGAGCTGCTGTACGAACATAAGCACTACTTTCATGGCTTTAGCAAAGACTTTGGAATCATAACAATTGCTAAGAAGAAACTTGATAGGTATCGCAAAGCAACTGAAGCAGAAAAGCAGATAGGGCTCCGCATTGACTGCGAAGTATTAGACAAACCAGAAAACCACATTTCGCCGAATTGCAAAGTAACTGAAGTTCACATTAACGAAGCTTACAAGCTTAATCGATTGGGGTGAAGAATGGATAAGTGTAGAGAAGAGTTTGAGAAGCAAAAGTACTGGATTGGGCTATTTAGAGACGCGGTTGATTTTGATGAGGAGCTTGGTCGATATGTTTTAAACGGTCAAAGAAAGCTTTACGCATTTCACCTCGATTCATTTAACGAGAAATGGGCAATTTGGCAGGAAGCATGGCAGCACCAGCAAGCGAAAGTAGTGGAATTGCAAAAGCGTTTAGATGGGGCATTAAAAGAGACTCAATATGCTTTGCAGTATGTTGAAGAAGACATGCGCGGCAATCATGAATTTCTACAAATGGCAATGATTCGAACCCTTAAAGCTATAGAGCAAGTGCTCAAAGGTGGTGCTTGATGTCATCAGTCAGCATTGCTGAATACCGCAAGTTATTTCCGATAAAGAAAAATAAAAAGCGGCGTTCAGCAAAGCAAGTTGCCAGACAACCAAGTGTGGGTGAAATGGTTCTGGCAACGCATTTAAGAGCATGCAAGATCGGTTTTGAACAGGAATATAAGTTCCATCCAAAACGCAAATGGAGAGCTGATTTTCTGATTACTGGTACAAAAATTTTAATTGAGGTGGAAGGCGGGATCTGGAGCGGAGGCCGTCATACAAGAGGTAAGGGCTACATAGGGGATATGGAGAAATACAACTCCGCAGCAATGATGGGTTTTACAGTTTTACGGTTCAGTACTGAGCAAGTGAAAGCAGGCGTGGCGATTAAACAAATTGAGCAATTGGTGGGATGATTATGAATATGGCAGCGCAACAACACATTTTACAAGCGGTCAATTGGTCTAAATATAGTTTTGAAGAATGGTGCCGACAGCTTGGGGCATGGCTTAACGGCGATACTGAAACAATGGTCAAAATAGTTAAGACGATGCCAACTAAACGCATCACTCAACAGCAACGCGAAAAGTTAATGGCTATGTATATGGGGGATGAGAGTTTAAAAGATCGCTTGTGTATTCGCCGTAAGGGTACTTGTTGTGAGTTAAATGACAATGAAGCGCGGGCAATACATAAACTCCTACTTGATCTTCAGACTATCGAGGATGAGATTGTTAATGAATGGATTGGGGCAATCTGGTGGCATTATGTAATGGGGGAGTCTATACGAGACATCGCAAAGAGTAATGATACTTATGGGTCGCAAATCCAACAGGACATTAAATGCGGTTTAGCATTTATTAAATCTCGTTATCCCCATTTTCAATTTGATAAGTTTATAAAAACAGTTGTAGTTGAAAATCAATTTTCTTGACTGTAAATACAGGGTGTGGCATATTCGTGCTATAGTGTTCGAAGTGTAAGTAAAGCACTAGTATTAAAGCTCATCATTTGGTGGGCTTTTTTGTTTTGTGTATAATTAAATATTATTAATAACCAAGAAGATCGCAAAGAAATGAAGAGTGAAATTATCGATAAAATAGAATCTTTTCTTAGTTCTCAAATTCAAATGTTCGAAATGTTTGGGGAAAGTAAACAATTGGAAAAGCTCAAGGAACAATTGAGTCATTTTAAAATACGAGAACATGTTATAAATGATGGATTGAAGCAAGGTCTTTCTTTGGAGCATATGGAAAGATTGGTTCTAAAATATCTGAGATTAATGCTGATAAATATTGGTTATCCAAGTGATGAAGAATTCATAAAAGAGCTAGACAAGGAAATTGATGAATATACGAATATTTTGGGTTATCGTTAATATTAAATATTCATAAACCTATAGATGACTGAGCATGGCTTAGTTATATGCTATAGTCCAGTCTAATTAAAAGCTGGTTAGCAAAATGAATATCTGTGTTGGTGGTGATTTGGATGGGCAAGTGATAGAAAAAGAAGGCAGATTACTAAAAGCTTCTGACATTGATCCATCATTCAAAACTGAGTACTACAAACAGATTTACAACCGTGACAATACGGTGTTCCATTTCTGGTTACCAATTGGATCTGACTTACATGACATGTCAGAGAAAGTACTAACTATTCTTAGAGCACCTAAAAACTAGTTTTATCGTTTGCCGGACGTATTACGGCACAAGAAGCTCCGCTACATACTAGTTATTGGCGGGGCTTTATATTTTTACAATTTCGAAATATATTATTTTTTTTAATTTTGGAAAAGAATAATGACAGTAGAAAATAGAATTGAAGAGGCTAGAAGGAACTATAGCGAAAAATATGGTACTGAACCTGAATTTGTTTTAATAGAAGCAGATGCGGCCTCATTCATTCATGGTAAACGTTTTAATGGTGGGGATATGGCTAATAAAGATTATACTTTAAAAGCTGTAAATCAACTCAGTGGTTGTATACCTATTTTAGTTCCCAAATATGGTCATGAATTTAAGTTATTTGAAGAAAAAGATCTTCTTCAAGCAATAGAGCAATTTAATCAAGGTAATATTGAAAATAGATGTGTAAAGATTAAAAAAGAAGTACCTACAGCTTGGCTTGATTCTCCCCTAAAAAGATCAATAGCTAATTATAGGCTTGAAGTTGTTGAGATTCCTGTTTCATATGTAGATGCTTTTATGACGTATAAGGAATCGAAGTCTAGTTAATTATAAGCCTCCGAAAAGGAGGTTTTTTTATTTCTGGAGTAATTATGAAAAACGAAGTTGGCTTTCATGTTCCTGTTCGTCCAATGCCTCCAGAATGGCTTTTTGAAATGGATACACCAAACTTTGCACCAGCTCCAGAAATATGGGAATGGATTAAACAAGTATTTCTAGATCCAAAATCGAAATTATTTAATCCTGATCACATGCACTTACGTTCATTTCGATATCCCGATATTGCTGTGATGTGGGCTAGATCTGGCTTTAAAAAGCAGGGACGTCAGGTTATCGGTACTACTGAAAAAGTCATGATCAATGCTGGTGGTTGGAAGAAAGAACGACAAGAAGAACAATACATCCAGTGGTTCAATTATTTACCTGAATACTTAATTACTTTTGATGCTTCATATTCACGTATAGCAAGTGATGTGAACTTTTGTGCTTTGGTTGAACACGAGCTTTATCACATTGCACATAAGAAGGACCAATACGGGACACCAGCTTATAACAGAGAAACTGGTATGCCTAAGTTAGCTATTCAAGGTCACGATGTTGAAGAATTTACTGGCGTTGTTCGTCGATATGGAGCAAGTGAGGATGTTATGCGGATAGTTGAAGCAGCTAATAAAAGACCGCAGCTGTCACGGGCAGATGTTCATTATGCTTGCGGCACTTGTAACTTGAAGGTGGTTTAAATTTTTTTTGCCACTCTACTTGGACGTACTTGGACGGATAGAGATAAATGGCAAGGCTTAATAAACGGGTGAAACTCTATATAGTACGGTCACTTGCTACCTATGAGACACCTAGTGAAACAGCAAGAGGCGTCCAAGAAGAATTTGGTATCACCGTAACCAAACAGCAATGTGAAGCATACGACCCAACAAAGAAAACAGGGCAGGACTTAAGCGAAGAATTTAAAACTGAGTTCTACAGAGTGCGCAAGGAAATGAACGACAACCTTAGCGCAATCCCAATCGCAAATATTGCCTACCGCCTCAAGCGTCTACAACGGTTCATCGATCATGAACAATTCAAAGAAAACCCAGTCATTGTGCCGAGCCTTTTAGAGCAGGCAGCTAAAGAGGTTGGTGGACTTTATACCAATCGAAAAGAAATTACAGGCAAAGACGGCGGTCCAGTCCAAACAGTTAATTCAGAAATTCCAGTTCCAATGGAAGATTACTTAAAAGCGCGGAGGGAAGTCTTAGATGAGTACTGATGCGGCTCGGGATAAAGCCATCCGGATCGAGGCGCAAGAAGATTTATATTTCTTCACAAGGTACATGTTTAAGGAGCGCCGTGGTTATAAATGGATGCAGAACTGGCACCACTTAGAAATCTGCGAAGCTTTAATGAAAGTTTATCGCGGAGAGATAAAGCGGTTAATTATTAACGTTCCACCACGATATTCTAAAACTGAAATTGCTGTAATTAATTTCATGGCTTGGTGTTTTGGTAAGAATCCAGACTGTGAGTTTATTCATATCAGTTACTCGGCAATGCTTGCCGCAAACAATGCCTTCCAAATACGAACTCTTGTGCAAGAAGAGGCGTATAGGAAAGTCTTTCCTGAGCTTACATTGCGTGATGATAGTAAGGCTAAAGACTTCTGGAGAACTTCTCAAGGCGGGGTCTGCTATGCAACTGGTACAGGCGGTACGATTACCGGTTTTGGTGCGGGAAAACTTCGTAAAGGCTTTGGTGGCTGCATTATTATTGATGACCCACATAAAGCACATGAAGCTTCATCAAAAACTATTCGAGAAGGGGTAATTGATTGGTTCCAAAACACCCTTGAGTCGCGTACTAACTCACCAGATACACCGATTATCGTCATCATGCAGCGTCTACATGAAGATGATTTGGCTGGATGGTTGCTAGGTGATAGAAAAGACGGCGTTCCTGTAGCTGGTGGTAATGGTGAAGTGTGGGAGCATCTATGTCTTTCTGCTATTCAGGAAGACGGTTCGGCACTATGGCCAGCAAAACACAATATTCAAAAATTGAGGCAAATGGAGCAAGCTGCGCCGTATGTTTTTGCCGGGCAATATCGACAAATGCCATCACCGCCAGCAGGCGGTTTTTTTAAGCCCGACAATATTCAAATTGTTGATGCTTTGCCTGCAGATGTATTGAAACAAGTTAGGGCTTGGGACTTCGGGGCAACCGAAAATGAAGGCGACTTTACAGTAGGTGTGCGAGAAGCTCTAGGCGCAGATGGTTTTACTTACATTGTCGATGTTACAAGAGGACAGCTTGGTCCAGACAATGTGAATAAGCGTTTAGAACAAACAGCAAAAATAGATGGGAAAAAAGTTTCTGTGCGTCTACCACAAGATCCTGGTCAAGCTGGTAAATCGCAAGCTAGTTCATTTGTGAAGCTTCTTGCGGGTTATAGCGTGATAGCTAAGCCAATTTCAGGTGACAAGCTTACACGGGCACAACCCTTTGCGGCCCAAGTTAACGTAGGAAATGTACGAATGCTCAAAGGTGAATGGAATAAGGACTTTATTGATGAGCTTCGTCACTTTCCTAACGGTACACATGATGACCAAGTGGATGCAGCCTCTGATGCGTTTAATGAATTACATGAAGGTTTTGAAGCCTTCTTTGCTGATATGGGATTTGCACGATGAGTGATGTAACTTTTCAACATCCTGAATATGTTAAAAACTTGCCATACTGGCAAAAACTTGATGATGTTTGTGAAGGTGAAGATGCAGTTAAGGCTAAAGGTGAAAAATATTTGCCGATGCCAAATGCTCATGATAAATCACCTGCAAATAAAAGCGCTTATGAGGCTTATCGTACCCGTGCAGTCTTTTATGAAGTTACTGGTACTACCTCAAATAGTTTGGTTGGAGCAGCTTTTGCAACTGATCCAAGTTTTAAATTTCCTCCAGAACTTGCACATTTAGAACGTAATGCGAATGGAGCAGGCCTTAGTACTTATCAACTGGCTCAAAATGGTATTCGCCATTTATTAAAACATTATCGTTGCGCTTTATACGTAGATTACCCGGATGTATTACCAGCTCGTAATCTAGCGGAATTTAAAGCACAAAAAGCCTATCCGATGATTCATTTGCTCAATGCCCTTGATGTAGTGAATTGGGATTCAGTAATGGTCGATAACCAAAAAAAACTTTGTCTCGTGGTTATCCGTGAATTTAGGTCTGAGCGCGGTGCTGATGGCTTTAGTAAAACCGAACAAGAGCAATATCGTGTACTTCGTTTAGAGCAAGAGGGTAATGGGGAATATATCTATTCAGTACAGGTATACACAAAGGGAGAAAAGAGCAATTGGCTTGGTGGAGAGAAGAAATTTCCAACGGATTATAATGGTAATTTTTGGACTTATATTCCATTTACCTTTGTAGGAGCCAATGATAATTCTGAAGAGATTAAGAAGCCGCCATTACTTCCTTTGGCCAATCTCAATTTAGCCCATTATCGTGACAGTGCGGACTTTCAAGAGTCCGTTTTTTTTATGGGTCAACCTCAATACTATGCGAAAGGTGTTAATTGGGAGTGGTATGACCAAGCGAAGAAACGAGGCATCTATATTGGCGCGAAAGTTCTTTTGCCTTTACCTGAAAATGGTGGATTAGGAATTGTTCAAGCCGACCCTAATACTCTTGCCCGGGAAGCGATGAAAGATAAGTGGGAAAAAATGAAGGAGATGGGGGCGCGTTTAATTGAGAAGGGTACTGCGGGTAAAAAGACCGCCACCGAAGCGAATAGCGATGACGCCGTTCAGCATTCAGTTCTTTCGCTCTGTGTAGTCAATATGAATGAAGCCTTGTCAGCAGCATTACGATGGGCAGCAAAGTTTGTAATGCCAGATGTTGATGTTCTCTCTAAGGACGAATTGGTATTTGAAATTAGTCAGGAATTTAACAAGCAAGGTTATTTAGCTGAGTTAGCTAGACAGTTATTTGAAGCAGCTTTACAAGGCCGATCTTCATTTAAATCATGGTGGGAATACAACCAAACAGGTATGTTCCCTAAACAAAAATATGAAGAAGAGCTACAGAATGTTGAAGCAGAGCAAGATGGAACTTTAAATCAAAGGTAGAGTGAGATGGCAACAGATATCAAAAAACTATTTGAAGCACTCACTCAGCACCAGGCCTACCTTTATCGTGCTTCATCGAAAACGGTAAATGAGCTATTGGCTTTATTCAATGATGATACGAGCAAGATGCTTTCTAAGCTTCGGGATTTATTGGATGAGCTTAATGAGTCGGAGAAAGTTGCTTTAGCTGGTGGTAAATATACAACTTCGAACTTAAGGGAAATTAGGGATTTGATTTCCCAATGGTTTGCCAGTGTTAATTTAGCATTACCTGAAGCTTTTGCCGTTTCTGCTACGGCGCTGGCTGTTTATGAGGCTAATTACGTAGCCAAGCTCTATGGAGCAAAAATTAATAAGCCTGACGGGGAAAAACTATTTTTATCCGCCAAAAAAGCTCCGTTGGCAGGTGGCGCTCTTGTCGATGATCTGCTTTCAAGAATTGCTGAAAGCGCCCGTCAAAAGGTTGAGTATGCAATTCGAGATGGTATTAATTCAGGCAAAACTAACCAAGAAATTGTTCAGCGCATTCGTGGTACCAAACGGCTGAATTATGAGGATGGCATTTTAAACGGTACCAAGACGGATATTGAACGTACCGTAAGAACTGTACGGAGCCATGTAGCCAATCAAGCCTATCTAAATAGCTTCAACCAAATTGGCTTTGAATATGTCCGATTTGTTAGCGTTTTAGATGGCCGAACTTCTAAGCTTTGCGCTTCATTAGATGGTTCAGTGTGGGCGATTAATGATCCTGCAAAGCGTGTACCGCCGTTACATCCTAATTGCCGCAGCATTCTCGTACCAGTTGAGAAGGACGGGGAGCTAGTTGGAGAACGCCCGTATGTGATGGATGAGCGAAGAGTGAAGGACATTCCAAAAGATGAGCGAAGCCAATTAATAGGGCAGCTAGATGCCAACACTACATTTAAAGAGTTCTTCAAAAAGACAGATGACTTCTTCCAAAAAGAGTGGCTAGGGCCGAAGCGTTACAAGCTCTATAAGGAAGGAAAATTTGATTTTGATAAGTTCTTCGATCCTGAGGGGCGGTTATACACATTGGACCAACTTCGAAAGTTGGATGAGCAGACATTTAAGGAGTTGGGATTGTGAAAAAAGTAACTATGACTCAAGCACAATACATCCTAAGTACAAATCTTATTGTTGTGCCATTTGTAAGGAGGTTGATTCCAAGATATATAGCTATTTTAGGATATAACTTTAAACAGCCCAAAGCACAGATTCCGCATTAAACCTAATTCAAACCATAGCACCATCGGGTGCTTTTTTTGTGAGAAGAAAATGCCAAGCCCTATTATCCAATATTTCCAATATGAACATTTACCTGAACATTTGCAGCAAGTTAGTAAGCCAATTGGTGATTTAGCTCGGCAAATGGATGAGCAACTTCCTGACGGGCCTGAAAAATCCACAGGATTAAGAAAGCTACTTGAAGCAAAAGATGCATTTGTACGCCAAGCTTTAAGTAAATAATCATTTATAGAAATGAAGCGTCCTAAAGGGCGCTTTTTTATTGCCTGCCGAAAGCGGATGCCAACGGCGAATCCGGGCGGATGCCCATTTTGTATATATAGGTTGGATGACCAATGAAACTTAAAACAGTAACAATCGACGGTAAAGTTTATGCGGAAGTAGACGGCGATAAGCCGATCTATATTCATGATGACGGCAAAGAAATGCCACATGATGCACCACACTCGGTAGCAACAATTGCACGCTTAAACAATGAAGCTAAAACACAACGTGAAGCCAAAGAAGCAGCCGAAAAAGCATTAAAAGCTTTTGAAGGAATTGAAGACCCAGCGGCAGCTAAAAAGGCATTACAAACAATCCAAAATCTCGACGATAAAAAGCTGGTGGATGCCGGTGAAGTTGAGAAAGTTAAAGCTGAAGCTATCAAAGCAGTTGAAGAAAAATATGCTCCGATTGTTGAGCAACGTGATGCTCTAGAAGCCTCTTTACATAAAGAACTTATCGGCGGTGGTTTTGCTCGTTCTAAGTACATTCAAGACAACATTGCAGTACCTGTGGATATGGTGCAAGCGACCTTTGGTCATCACTTCAAAATCGAAGAGGGCAAAGTGGTTGCATACGATCAGAACGGTGAAAAGATTTATTCACGTGTACGTCCCGGTGAACTTGCAAATGTTGATGAAGCTTTAGAGTCATTGGTTGGTGGATACCAGCATAAAGACTTAATTCTTAAAGGTGGTAAAGGAACTGGTGGCGGTTTTCAAGGTGGGGGCAAAGGTAGAGCGCCTGCAGGAATGAAACGCAGTGAAATGTCTGTTTCTCAGAAAGCAGAATACATCAAAGAACATGGCAATGATGCCTTCCTAAAACTACCGAACTAATCATTATATATTTGGAGATAAGTAGTTATGACTACAACAGTTAATTCCGACATGATCATCTACAACCAACTGGCTCAAACTGCTTATTTAGAGCGTTTACAGGACAATTTGAATGTCTTTAATGAAGCTTCCAATGGTGCGATTATTTATCGTAATGAAATCATTCAAGGTGACTTCAATAAAAATGCATTCTACAAAGTTGGTGGTAGCATTAAACATCGCGATGTGAACTCCAATGCAAAAGTAACTCCGGAAAAAATCGGTGCTGGTGAGTCGGTAGGTGTAAAAATTCCATATAAATATGGTCCTTATGCATCTACTGAAGAGGCATTTAAACGCCGTGCTCGTACACCAGAAGAATTTGCTATGGTTGTTGGTTACGATCTTGCAGATGCATTGGTTGCAGGACGTTTAGAGTACAGCTTAGCTTCTTTAAAAGCTGCTATTTCTAGCAATCCCGACATGGTTGCGAAAGGGAGTATCGTTGTTGATGGCCGCAAAGCATTAACTCGTGGTATGCGAAAGTTTGGTGATAAGTTTGGCCGTATTGGTTTATGGGTGATGAACTCAGATACATATTTCGATATTGTCGATGATGCAATCACTAAGCAAATTTATGGTGAATCTGAAATCGTTATCTATGGAGGTTTACCCGGTACATTAGGTAAGCCAGTCTTGGTGACTGATGCTGTAGGGGATAACGATGCTTTTGGCTTGCAGTATGGCGCTGTTACTGTAACTGAATCACAAGTACCGGGCTTCCGAGCTTATGACATCAATGATGAAGAAAACTTAGCAATCGGTATGCGTGCTGAAGGTGCATTTAACTTAGATATTCTTGGTTATAGTTGGGATACATCGAAAGGTGAAAATCCTGACCTTACATTACTTGGTTCAAGTGCTAACTGGATCAAATATGCGACCAGCAACAAAATGACAGCAGGTACCTTACTTGATTTATCGGGTACAGCGACAACTGGTTAAAACCTAAAAATTAAAATCTAAGGGGGCTAATAAGCCCTCTTTTTTATTATTAAGAGAAAAGCGCCATGAAGATTATCTATACACGTATTGCAGCAGTGGCTGCATTAGAGACGGGCATTATTGCTAACCCTGACTATTATGAAAACCCAAATTTGAAAGCAAAAGAGGTAATTATTTACGGTAATTATCCAAAGATTCAAAAGGATTATGAATCTTTGGAAGTTCCAGTTGAAGTTCGTAAGTTGGAAGAGCCACAAAAAACGACTTTGGCCACAGTAAATGTCGCAGTGGGAATTACCCCTGAACTTCAAGCTGTGATGGATGATGCAAAAGCTGAATGCGAAAAGGTAGTTGAAGAAAACACTCAGCTTAAGCAGAAAATTGCCATCTTAGAGCAGGCCGGTGGTAACCAATCAGAGTTGTTATCTGAGAATTCACGCTTAAAAGATGCAGCAGTCTTAGCAGATAAAGCTCTCAAAGATGCTGAAGCTCAAGTTGTCGGTATTAAAGCTGAATTTGAAGCTTTTAAAAACGATATTCCTGCAATGCAAACACGTATTGCTGAATTAGAAGCTGGAAAAGCGGAAGAAAATCCAGCTACAGAAACGGCAGCTAATGATTTTGAAAATTGGTCAAATGATCAATTAAAAGAGTATTTGGCTAGTAAAAACATTGGCTACAAGCCATCTGCAACAAAAGCAGAACTCCTTAAATTAATCCCGAAGGAATAATGCAATGAGCTTTATTACTGTAGATGACGCAAATTCAATTTTGGGCAGCGATTTTGCACCAGACAGTGATAAAGCTCGTCTGGTTCAACTGGCAAATGTCTGGATGAAAAAACGGATTGGTTTTGTACCAGATCCAATTGATCCACTTCTTAAAGATGCTTCGTGTGAAATTATCAAAGGAATTCTGGCCAAGGAAATTTATAACGGCAAAGACCAGCAGCTGAAGCGCAAGAAAGTTAAAGCTGATTCTGTTGAATCTGAAAAAGAATACCAAGACGGATCTGAAGCAATTTCAAGCTTTGAACAGATAGCAATTGATTTTATTGATTCACTTGATTTGAAAGATCCAAATGCAAGTTTTAATGGCTTTGGCATACCACTTTATAGGGCATGATATGGGCTTACGTGACGAAATTCAGGCAGATATTGCCGAAGCATTTAATGAAGATCTAGCGGACGCCGTTCATACCTTTACATGTGAGCGGATTTCAAGAAAAGATTGGGATCCTAAAACTGAAACGTATGTCGAAGTTAAAGAAAACTATTCTGGTCGTGGCGTTCTGTTTGGCTCATACAGTCAATATGAGATCCAAACACTTGGAGTTCTGGCCACAGATAAGAAGGCTACCGTGCTTCAAAATGAAGTGTCCATGACACCTAAAATTGATGATGAATGGCTAACAGCTTTAGGCTCATTTCGAGTTATCCATATTCAACAAGATCCAGCCAGTACAATCTGGAAATGTCAGCTTCGAAAAGTGTAGGAGCTAAAATGGTTAATCTTGATTATGTTCCTGAATGGTATATCTCGCCTTTCCAACATGTGCAGTACACGCTTGCTCGAAATCAACTACACATGGATTTGTTATTTGAAGATATGGATAAAGCCGATCAATTTTTGGATATGGGAGCGGATGCACAGGTTAGTACTTTTTCAGATGGTGCTTATGCAATTGTCCAAATCGGTGATACTGCAGATAAAGATAAAATTCAAGTTTATGGATTGCTTTTACATGAAGCTGTTCATATCTGGCAAATAGTAAAACGGAGAATGGGTGAGCGTGAGCCTAGTGTGGAATTTGAAGCTTATTCAATTCAGGCAATCGCTCAAGACCTATTTGAAATGTTCGAAGCTAGTGAGGTAAATCATGGGATGGAAGGGGAAAAAGCCGACTAGTTTTAGTCTTGAAGTATCTAAAGCAGCAGAAGACCATGTAAAGAATATTGTCATGGATACCGTGCAATCCTTAGTTAATTTAAGTCCTGTTGATACTGGCGCATACCGTGCTTCACATATTGTTTCGGTTGGAGCCGCTGATTACGGTGTGCGTGAACCTGAAACAAACCCTATTAACGACGCAGCGATTCAGGCAATGAAGATTAAGTTAGGTAATTTGGTTTATATCCAGAACAATAAAGCTTATGGACCGCGCTTAGAAAACGGCTGGTCTGATCAAGCACCACAAGGTATTTATGGCCTCACGTTTAACTTTATTTCTCAAAAGTACGGTGGCTAAAATGGCAATGACTTTAGAGCAGACAAGGCAAGCTATTATTGAGCACATGCAAGCTTTCACAGGCATTGCTCAGGAAAGAATTCAGTATCCAAATGCACCCAGCTTTACGGTTCCAAAAGAAGGTATATGGTGCCGTTTGACTATTGCAGGCGGCCCGAGCTTTATTTCAGGCATTGCAGATAAGCCATGTACACGCCGTACCGGTAATATCATGATTCAATGCTTTGATCGACTTCATGTGGGAGAAAAAGCTTTAACGGTTCTTGGTGATGCTTTGCTGGCACATTTTGAATATTTCACAATCGAACACTTAGAATGTTTGAATGGACAATCTATTTATGCGGGTAAAGATGCTGATTTCATTCAGTATAATGTGAGCATTGGGTTTAAGGTGAATTGATATGTCATGTATGCTGACTTTAGAAGAAATCGAAATTAAACGGCAAGAGCTGGAACGACATCTTGAAGATGTTATGGCTGTTGAACTGAAGAAGTGGCAAAGCGAAAATAAGCTTTGTGTTTCCGATGTGAATATACGTTTGGCCAATGTGAATAGTCTTGGTGGAACTAAACATAATGTAGTTACTGGAGTAAGTGTTGATTTAGATTACAAACCTTAAATTACTTTAATTAAATGACCGCTAAGAAGCGGTTTTTTTATGCCTTATTCACTACCACCTCATCGGTGGTTTTTTTTATGTCTATAGGAATCACTTATGAGCAATTTTGTTTTTAAGCGTGGTGACACTTTCAACTTAAATCTGCAGCTAGTTGATATGGATGAAGCGCTGCAATATCCAGCCAATGATGTACGTCGAGCAATCAATTTAACGGGGTATACCTTTACTTCGCAAGTTAAAACTCTGGATGGAACCGCCGTTGCAACTTTCACTTGTACAGCTTTAAACCAGAGTACACAAAAGGGGTGGCTAAATGTTAAGTCCAGAGCAAGTACTGCAACGTGGCCATTGGGTTTGTGTCAGATGGATATTAAGGCCGTTGTTGGTGGTGTCGTTCAACATACTGAAACATTGGTATTCCAAGTGATTGATGGAGTAACAGCGTAATGGCAAATCTTTTATTTAGATTCAGTTGGGACCACCGACCTTTTGTATATAACTCTTCTCAAGGTAAGCGGCAATTTATGCTGCCTTTTGCTTCTGGCATTCCAAACCTCACTCCAGACTGGACTCAGGTAATTGGGCTGGGTCCAGCGGCAACAAGAGGTGTTGGAGTAGAAGGCGGTAATGTAGCAGCTTATGGTTCTTATGGTTTATCTAACTTAGGTTATGGTGGATCTCCAACTTCAGAAGCCGGAAATGATATTGATGCTGGTTATAAAGCAGGGGGACAAAAGACTCGTTTTAAGAATGCACCCACTAGTAGTTATACAAATCCCTATATAGCTGCTTATGCACCTTCTATCGTGGTTACTCGTGGAGAATTTACAGGTACGGAGTTATTTTTACCATATTACACCTCAACCCGTGCCAATAACATGGCAGTAATTGCATGGAGTTATAACCCATCTACTGAAAATCTCAGTAAAACCGAGCAAATCGTTTATACAAGTAAGAACAATGTTGTTTATACAACTGATAACAGCGCGACCAGCGGCAAGTTGGTTACTGTTGAGACTTCTGGCGAACTTCGCTCCAAGGGGTTTACTGTTGATTCGAACGGGGTTTACAAGGCAGCTTCACCGATTGCAAGACTATTTGCTGATTCACTTGAACTCAATGAAGATGCCTCAAAACAGCCGATTAACTTTGAAAAGTTAGGTACAGGTGACTACCTGATAAAAGGTTCTCTCGGATTTGCTAAAGAAGGCTGGTACATTGAAATGCCTAAAGATGCAAACGGTAATGTTCTTGTTGCTGTGTCTTATGAGCAGCATGAAGATGGGGATATTGCAGTAAAAACCTACAAGAAAAAATTTGATATCGAAACAGCCTCAATTATTCCTGATTTCGATAATCCTGTAGATATTCCAGAAACTCGCTGGATTGATATTCGATTGCATGAAGAACTCGAACCAGAGCCTGAAGAACCGTTGAGTGAAACACCATTGGAGTTCCAGCCTACTAACTTATCTCAGGCAGTAGCTGCAGCCATGATTGGTGTGGAACCGCCAGAAATCTCCGACACAGATGCAACATCTTAAAAACCCGCAAATTTAGCGGGTTTTTTTACGCCCATTTTTTATAACTTCCCGCTGATGAAGCGGGTTTTTTATGCCTAAATTTTGGAGAACCATAAATGAGTTCAGGCGCAAAAATTCGATTATATGCTTGTGAGGAAGCAGTTTTAGGAACTACTCCGGCAAATCCAGTCTGGTACACTGTTCGCCGTGTTACTGATAGTTTGACTGAAAACGTTACTACTGAAGATAGCAGTGAAGTAGTTGATTCACGTTTTCGCCAAGGTGCTGTTGTAACGGAAGCCGAAGTAACTGGTCAACTAGAGTTTGAATTATCACTAGGTACCTTTGACTTATTCTTAAATGTTCTCGCTTTCAATAACTGGGCTGCAAATGCTTTAAGTTTTGGTGGTGGAGTACGTAAGTCTCTTACCTTGGTAAAAGTCTTTAAAGATATTGGTCAAGTCTTTATTTATCGTGGTATTCAAGTGAATACAGGTGAAATGACGATCCAGACCACAGGCAAAATCACTGGTAACTTTGGTTTAGTAGGTAGCTCATTTACGCGACAGCAGGTTAATCCTGTTACAAATCCTATTCCAGCATCGACTCGCCCTCTGGTGAGTATGCCAAACGTTGAAAAGCTACTTATTAATGGTCAGTCAATTCAAGGGAAAGCTTGTCTGCAGACACTTACCATCAACTTTAGTAATAATTTAGAAGCGATCCGTTGTATCGGTTCAGGTAAGTACACGCCTGAGTTCTACTTAGAGAAAATGATGGATATTGGCGTAAATGCTAATTTCATGTTTTCAGCAACATCTGCCGCATGGATTGATGCCATTAAGACCCGTGATGTATTTACATTGACCTTTGATATTACAGACACAAAAGGCAGTAAGTACTCGTTTAATTTCCCGCAACTTGAAGTTAAGGAAGCTAATCACCCGGATGGCGGCGGTGATGACATCATTACAATAGATATCAATTTTGCCCAAGTGCGTACCAGTCCAACGATTGTACGTGCTCTTGTGTAATCAACTTATTCAGTAACAAAGCCTATGGAAACCCATGGGCTTTTTTATTTCTAAAAATTAGAGGTTGTTATGGCTTTAAAAGTCGGAATTATTAAAAGCTCGGACGTATCAAAATGGTGTGAATACAAGGGGGCTGATGGCGAGGTACAGGCAGAATTCAAAGTCCGTGGTATTGCCTATAAACCTTTTCAGGTAGCTATTGAACGAGCAGGAAACCAGATTTCATCCAAAGGCTATGATGTGATGGTCAAAGATGAAAATGCCAAGCTTTACCATGAACTTTTAATGGATGCATGTGCTGCCCATTTAATTGAAGACTGGAAGGGTGTGGTATTCGCCGAGATCGTAGACGGTAAAACTGTTGAGTCCGAAAAGCCATACACTCCTGAGAATGCCTCAAAGCTTCTTAATCTTGGTGATATTGGTATTTCAATCTGGTTATTCATTAAAGAACAGGCTCAGAAGATTCAGGAAGAAGCCGACAAGGACAAGGCTTTAATTCTGGGAAAGTCATCGAGCTCTACAAATACCAAAAAACGTATGCGTCGAAAACGCCGCACGAAATTGAACAAATCAAATTCTTAGGTGGCCACATTCCGGATCCACCAGAATATTCTTATGCGGCTGAATCCATTCTTTCGGCATTTAGCACTATATGCAGATCCAGACGATATGAGCAGGGTATCCCTTTATCTTTAGATCAGCAGGCAATCAATGTCTATGCAGAGCATAATGATTTGCCAGTGGCTGCTCATATTTTTAATGACTGTATTTT